ACTGCTTGATACTGAACAACTTTTTGAGACATGGTTGCAGCATTAGGGTCAGATACAGGAATAATTTCTACAATACTGTAGTCTTCTCTTTTTACTTGTGGTGTACCATCATTTGGTTGATATGAATAATCAGGTGATGTGTAGTCTTCAATAATATTTTTTAATAATTTAAACTCTTGTTTCATTGCATAATGAATGCGAGCTTGTACTGCAGACATTACTTTTAGTGTACGTTCAAGAATAGCAAGTGTTGTACCAACAGGTGCCTGAGCGGACATATCTGAAACTTTTAAATCAGCTGCTGAAGCAAAGCGTCTACCTTCTTCAATAATCTGATTCATTAATTGATTAAGAACTTGTGATGGTTCTTTGTATGGTAGTGGTAAAATATTATCTCTTATAGTACCGGAAGGTACGTCAACATCACGGAACTCTGCTGGTGAGATTGGTGTATCGTCGCCTTTAATACGCAGACCTCTAGATTTAAAACCACCTGGGAGATTAGATAATGTACCCGCGTCTACCAATTGTCGTAATATCATTGTGCCTGATTTTGCAAACGCGCCTATTAAATGAATTAAACCAAAACAGTAAAAGCCAAATCCTGGTACATAACCGTAATGAACAAAGTGCTGACGTTTTTGTTTAGTGTCATCATCTGGGTTCCAGTTACGTCTAATAGATAAAATAGTTGATGTAGATTTTTCAATGGTTACAACATAAGGTAATGCAATACCTGTCTTCTTACCATCTTTTTCATCTTCATATCCTTCTAAATCAAGATCAACATGCATTTCAAGAAGTTTAAATCTATCATCAGTAGTAGCACTGAATCCCATCTTCTCTGCAATCTTTTTCTCAACTTCATCTAAGTCATAAGTAGGTTCGCCTAAATCAACATCTAAATAAAATCCTGCAACTTGTAGTTTGCGTAATTCGTTTTGTGTCTTACGCATAACATGAGTGACACGCTGTGCAGTTTCCAAGTCTGAAGCACCGTATGGCACTACGATGTCTTCAGCTGGAATATACATAGAGACTTGTCGCTCTAAACTTGGATCAAAATAAACTTTTTTAAATGCGTTACCTGCTAAACCTAAGCCCCATAACATTCTTTCATGTTCAGGTCTGTATTCAACCATTTTTTGAGTAAGTTGATAATTCATATCATCTTGAACTCGCTTAGCTGCCTCTTCTTTATCCTCATTAATTTGACCTACAATTTGAGTTTTTACAGGTCCAGCGGCAGGAAATGTTTCGGTCATGGTTTCTGCTTGGAATTTTACAAGTGTTTCTGTCATAAGAGGATGATAAACATTACATGCGCCTTCCCAAGGCTCTGAGCGATCTTCTAATTTAAGACCTAAAAGTTCTAGACCATCAACATAAGTATCTAACCAATCTTTACGAGAACTTACATCACCTTCATATTCTTCAATAAGTTCACTTGCTAAATTTTCTAAATCACCTTCATCTATTTCTTCAGCTAAGTTTTTGTTAAACTCATCATCACTCATGCGGTCTGGATCAATTTCAATCTCCATACCACCAGCTTTGATTGTGACTTCTTCTGGGTCTTCAATTTCAATTTCTAAATCAGGTTCCATTTCTGCCAACTCTTCCATACCTTGAGGAGCAGCGTACAGTCCTTTATCTACATTATTATCTTGTGCCATAATTTTTCCTTATACTGCGTACAGTCTTTTTTGTCCTGAACTTTTAAAATAAATAATATCGTCTTCTTCATCAGAAGGTAATCTAATAAAGCCGCCTTGTCTAAAACGCATTAATGCCAAAGTTGTTGCATCAACTAAGTCATCGTTTGCTCCTGATGGAAAGTCATTACATTCTTCTATGACTTCATTAGCCCATCTATGTTCAGGCGCCCATACAATTCCTGAATTAAATAAATCTGATACTGCATTAACTCTACTGATTTTGTCCTGACCTTTACCTGGTGTAAATTCTCCAACGGGTATACCCATCCGTCTGAACTCTTGGTAGAGTGCAGCCCCGTTAGATTTCTTTTCTACAATAAACGCGTCAGGTTCCCAATCTCTATATTCATCTATGCAAAGTTGCTTTAACTCAGGAAATTCTAATCTTTTCTTTATTGCATTAAGTAATATTATATTATAATTATTGGTTTCTTCGTTAAGAAATACTCCCCACGTAGTTAAAGCATTATAGTCAGCTCTGTTATTAGCTTCTTGTGCAGCATCTAATGTCATAATAATAAATTCACAATTAGGAGGATCTTCTTTCTCCCATATATTCCACCATTCTCTTTTTATTAAAGCACCCTCCTCTGATACAGGGTTTTGTAAGTATTGTGCATTCCAATATCTTATATCTAGTGCGGCACGTCTTGACTTTAATTCTTCTAATGACCAAAACTCAGGCCATAGTGGTACTTCTTCTCCATTTTTCTCTAATATTGCTGGAAATTCAACAACTTCCCAGTCATCAACCTCATCATTTTTAACCATTTGATTAACAATCTGTCCTGTCAGGTCTAGTTTAGACCATCTAGTCATCACAACTATAATCGCTCCTCCAGGCATAAGTCGCTGCAAGGGACCCGACTGAAACCATTCCCATGCTGGTAAGAATACGTCTGGCTTTCCGAGTTTGGCATCTTGTTCTGAGTGAGGGTCATCGATGATAAAGAGGTCAGCCCCGCGTCCAGCGAGAGCGCCGCCAACACCAATGGCAAAATACTCACCATTATAATTAGTACCCCATCTCGAAGCCGACTTCGAATCTGCTTGGAGCTCAACTTCTGGAAAAATATCTTTGTATGAGTCGCTACCCACGAGGTTACGCACTCGACGACCGAAATTAACTGCAAGATCAGCTGTATGAGATGCCATAATGACCTTCTTCGCTGGATGTTTACCCAAAAACCAAGCTGGTGCAAGATACGAGATGAGTTCACTTTTTCCATGTCGAGGAGCAATATTAACAATAATGCGTTTCTTTTTGCCGTTAGCGATGTCTTCAAATAGTTGAGCCAGCCTTTTATGATGATCTCCTACAATATAATTAGGGTAGACGTGAGATATAAAATCTAAAAACCTATCACTACCCTGTTGTTTAATTAAATTACTCTCATACTCTTTTAATAATTGTAAATTTCTTGCCTTTTCTTGTGGGGTCATGTGAGGCAACGCTTGTTTGATGATGTCTAATTTCTTTTTAGTCAGCATCGTCTTCCTCAATCACTTCTCCTTCTACTACTTTACCCTCTAATTTAGCAATTGTCTCTAATAATTCTTTCTCTAATTCATCATGAGATTTATTAATGTGTGTAATTTCTGTCTTTTTCTTAAATGCATCGACCCCATCGACCTCACCTAGTGTTTTCAACGCCGATATGCGATCCCGTGCGGTCTTGCCTGTCTCTGCTTCTTGTAAGAGTCGGTTCACGATGTGTAATTTAAAGTCAGCGAGTTCTTCCACGATCATACAATTTGTTTGAGCCACCATGCCAGCGAGGTAAGCCATTGTTTCGTTTGGATATTTTCCGTAGTCTGGTTTATATTTTGGGTCTTGCATCATCTTGGCAGCTATGTCTTCTGCTACTTTTCTTTGGTTAATATCTGGATCTAATGGTTCCCCTGTCATTTCTGACAAAGTTTTAATGGTGTTTGTACGTACTTCGAGCTCTGCCTGTGGAGAAAGTTCTACCATGGCCTCTGACTGAGTCTTTGGAATTGGTATATCATTATCTATATTAGGTACTATACCCTCAAGATTAATACCCGATTCTACGTCGTGTTCAAATTCGTTTGACATGTGTCGCTGTTTACACCTTTGAAATTGCAGCTAATAAATTGAATTGTAACATAATAATGTAAAAAGAGTATAATATAGAAATGTTTGAATGGGTTTTATATTTGTATTTAGATAATGATCGAGAGTACATAGGTAACTTCGAATCCTGTGCCCATGCCCATCAATATTTGCAAGAATGCGTACGAGGTGAACTTAAACAATGGTCAACCGCTTGCATTCACCAAGACTTTTTATATCTACCAGAAGGCTTTACCCCAGTACAACCAACAACATGTCTATAGAATGGAAAGATACAGAATTTGGTCCCGTTAATCTTTG